TAAATCGTAACCTGATGAAGCCACTTGGGATCGGAGTGAGGTTGTGAGACTATGGCAACAAACACAGTAACCGGTAATCTCGTCTGTAGTGACGGAACAAACATACCCCTCAAGACAGAATTGGTCGAGGGTACAGAATCGAACCTGACCAGCGACACCGCATACACCGTAAGTGCACAGAACGTAGGGGATTTTGCGCCCGGTAAGACCGTCGTGTCAGGCCTAGTGAGCTGCGACAACGGCGTTGGGTACTGCTACATACTCTCGCAGGGTCTTGTGGCTGCAATCATTCCATGGAGCGTCAAGGGCGCTGTCTCGGATGGATCACCTGCACTCTGCCAACCATACACTTTGAGAGCCGGAGATATTGTCCGCTGCATGAACAACACTGCCGCAGACCGCGAGGCATCAATGGCAGTCTATACCGCAAGCGGAGTTTCAAGGATTTTCAAAGTGACAGCATCAGGTGGCGCCACCAATGAGCTAGTCGATCTCCAAACGGGAAATAGCATCGGCGACACACTACAGGGTCAAAGAATCACAAAATGGTTCGGAACTTCTGTCGACGGCGCGAAGATTGAGACGCAGGGCTTCTTCGTGGTCGACGCTCTTGGTAACGTCGTCGGTTCTTGCAGCGCAACGAACCCGATTGTTCAGCAACCACTGTTCTCTTTCGCCGCAACAAACATCGCTCTGAATTACAAGGCTCAATTCTTGACAAACGCCTGAGTGTGATTGAGAATGGCGAAGATGACCAAAGCGGCAGGACGCCGAAGAATGGCTGAGATCCTTTCAAAGTCAAAGAAGCTCTACATGCGGTCATTCATTTCAACCAAGGACCTCGATTCAATCGAAAGAATCTGCAAGTCCCGATCAAAGCAACTCAAGTGAGGTGGCGGCGATGGTCCAAGTAGGCAGCCCGCAGATACCCGGATATGGCGGGATGGCAGCACCGAAACCCGGCTATGGCATGCAACCAGAGATCGTTTACGAGAAGCCAATACCAAACGGCAACGGCAACGGGGCAGGGCCGGGACCGTTTGACCCCAGAGGTGCCTTCCAAGTCCCGAATAACTTCTGGGGCTTTGTTATGCTGATGATGGGGCTGAAGTAATGCCACTACCAGATGCCCCGGTTGAATCGCCTCGCGTGTATAAGCTGCTAAAGAACATCGATCTAGAGACTCTAGCTGCCGATGACGACGAGATGAGTGGCGTTGGCAACCCGATCAGTATCGAGATGCTCAATGAAGACGAGCTTAGAAGGCTAATTTTAGTTCAATTGGCGCGTCTCAGCGTCAAATCTGAATGGAACGGACTCCTAGGGTGATTGAATGTCGACATTATATTGGCGTAATCCTGAAAAGAACTATCAATTTGAGCGTATTGAAGGTGTCAGTTCGACAGGATCACCGCCATCGCTACTCTTTGTCAGTCCGTATGCGTGGATAGAGTCCGAAAAGTTGACCTCTTCCGCTTCCATTGTATACAATAGGTCCGGGACGGTGATCTGAAATGCCACTACCAGACGCCAACAAGAAGTCGCCTAGGGTCTATACCAACCTTCAGAACCTCGATCTAGACTCTGTAACGTTCGCTAACATCCAAGCTACAGGCAATCCGATCGCAGTGGAGGAAATGAATGAGGATGAAATGCGTCGCCTCGTTTTGGTGAATTTGGCCCGCCTCGTTACAGCCGGCGAATGGACGGGGCTTCTGGAAGCTGGTGGCGGTGGTGACGGCTACACAGCTATCTTGACGAATTTCAATTGGGACGGCGATGACGATGCTGTCCGAGTCTTTTCCTTGGCCCCTTACGGAACGAGAGATCTCTCCCTCAACGAGACGTGTGTTCAGAATGACGAGATCGTTCTCTTTCCGTTTATCGCTCCTTACACAGGAACGATTTCAGAGACGATATTCTATGTCGGCAATTCTCCGGCTTCCAGCACCGGCGCGATCAATGTCGGTTTCTACAGTGACAGCAATGGCTTACCCCAAAATTTCGTCGGGGAATTTGTCATGGCCTGCACGAGTGCCGGCCAAGTGACTCAAACCACTAGCAGCGCTGACATTGAAACCGTGAAGGGGACGCAATATTGGATGAGTATGTACGCCGACAACGTAGGCTCAACTCCGAACTTCGCCAATTGCGACCAGCAGAGCAACGGCGCGGCCATTCAAGGCGGGGGTTCAACCGGCGGTTATGGAAGCAGCAGAACCCCGTCGTCCATATTCAAAGCTAGCGCTGGCGGAAATGCCACGATTACAGATTATACTGCCTTTTCACCGGGCACACAGAACCCCATAAATATCGGGGTGAAATGGTGAATCGCTCCTATACGATCTATGACGGCCCCGACATCATCGAAGAGGGCGAACTCGATGTCACATGGGAGCAGGTACGCGACCAGCGCGACCAAGAGCTCGAAGACACCGATTGGCGAGCAGTGAAGGATCGCACCATGTCTCAGGCTTGGAAGGACTACCGCACAGCTCTACGCGACCTGCCTCAAGACCACGAGGATGCGAACTCGGCATGTGACGCATGGCCACAACCACCGGAGTGATCCGAGTGTCGAAGAACAAACCGAAAGAGACAATCGAGTATGTCATTCGATTACAGGACAAAGAGCGAATGCTGCTCGACTCGATCACGACGGCGTATATGCTTGGCAATACGGGCAAGTTTCTCGGACCACTCGTAGCCGGTCTTAGCGATGTCTCCTTCGTTGTGACGATGGTTATCCTCTACGAATATTTCAGCGGCAAGGACACCGGCATCATCAACGGATCGATAGAGACTATCGGTGACCTCAAGAACGCATGGTTAGCGTATCGAGCCACACCAGCATACCAGGAGGAGTACGCCGCTAGAGCTACATCTGCCACTGGAGGTCTTCGCAATATCTTCGACCAAATCATCTTCGCTTTGACCGGCGCTGGATTGCCGATGGATTAGTGCCCGAAAGTCCTGGTAGATTATTGCTATACAGGTAGCGACACAAGCCAGGTCCCCGGACCCGCCCCCAAATCCAATCGTTTACCCCCACCTATTTGCCTCACTTTGGGGTAAATTGGCCCCTATTACTTATAAAGAAACGATGGACTGCGCCTCAATCGACCCAGAACTTAGTTTGATTATCACAGCAGAAGGGATGAGGGGCGGGGAAAATTACCGCATCGACGGCGAACACATGTTTGCATTGAATGCAAATCAACTTCATTCGTGAATCCTCCTTTGTAGATCGGCTATCGTTGCCTCTGCGATTCGACGCAACTTCTCAAGCTCTTGGTGACTATCCATCAGCTCGTTGTATCGAATCGACCATCCTTCATTCTTGATGATGACAGAGGATAACCATGCAGATCGGCCCTCTGCACCTTTCGCCCCCATCGGTGATTTGCGCTCCTTCTTCGGGATGCGATCCCAGATGTCGAATGCAGCTTGAGAAAGGTTCGCGTTTATTCCGGGCATTACAACACCACCAACACAGAAGGAAAAGCCGCACTGGTTCCGGTTCTATGCTTTAACCGTCCATTGACCATCAAGAAATGACCACCGGCCTCATGAAGCAGACGATACCATTCAGTGGATGAGTCGTGCTTTAGAAGCATAACAATTGTCATATCTGGTTCAAGTGTCTTTTCTTCAATCGCAGCCTTGACCCATGGTAGGGGATTAGAATAAGGAGGATTTACGAAAACCCGCTTTCCCCGAGAGCCCCAATGAATTTGAAGACCGTTTTCAATCAATTCGTCATTAGGGCAGATTGGGCACGGGTCAAACCAGTCATCAAATAATTGCATTAACCATCTGTCGGTTTCGTAGTCATCCATCAGAACCACTCCGGGTCTTCTTGGCACTCTGGGGCGCGTACTGTCACTCGCTCCTCTTGGAGGAGCGCCAGTGCATGCTCTAGCTCCACGATCCTCCCGATGATGCTGTGCATCTCGATCTCCATGAACGCGGCAACCTGCGGATAGAGAAGTGCGCAGATCGTTTCTAAATCTATTTCACTTTTACTTTCATCTACGGGGGTATCATCTACTTCCTTCACGAACCTCCGAGAATCGGTTAATTATTAATAACTTGCGCTCAGGAACACGACACAATCAAAGGTCAACGACCCTCCGTTCGGACTCCGGTTCGTCGTGTG